GGATTAGATCCTGCTGTTTCAGTAATTATTGCAGCTTTAGCAGGACCAGCAGCAAAAGCACTTGATAAGTCAGAGGGAGAATATGGCATCGGATCGAATGACGCATGACACCAAACGAATGGGTCGCATTTGGCGTTGGCGTCTGCGCAATTGCAACAAGTTTATTAGTGGCTCTGCGTTGGGTTATTAAGTCGTACCTTTCCGAGTTAAAGCCCAACTCAGGGTCATCTATGAAGGATCAATTAAATCGACTTGAAAAGCGTGTCGATGATTTGTTTCTACTAATTAGCAAGTCATAATTTAATTATGGCGAACACACGAAAACGCACACCACGCAAAAAGGTTAATCGGAGAGTAGTTCGCCACACTCCTGAGCCATTGTCAAAACTGGATCAATTCTACATAGCCAAACATGAGATATTTAAAGCTGCGCGTCGTGCAGGATTCTCTGAGTCGGTTGCTTTATATCTTATGGACAGCGATCGTATGCCAGATTGGATAGTGGGAGATGGCAACATAATTCCAGTTATTCCAACTCCAGATGAGGACGACGATTAAAGCCAACCGCAGGTATTTAATAACGCCAGATTTACAAATTCCGCTACACCATTCAAGAGCTGTATCTAACCTAATTAAAATGGCTAGGCATGAGAAATTTGATTATGTATTAAATGTCGGAGATGAAATGGATCTCGGCAGTCAGTCGCGTTGGGCAAAAGGCACAAAGTTAGAGTTTGCTGAAACACTTGATGAGGAACGCAAGTTAGGCCAAGAGATTCTGTACGATCTAGGAACTACCGATATTGTTAGATCAAATCACACAGATCGCATTTATCAGACTTTGTTAAAAGGTGCGCCATCCCTTATTGGATTGCCTGAATTAGATTATGCAAAATTTATGGATTTTGCTGGATTGGGCATACGATTCCACAAAAGAGCTTATGAGTTTGAGAAGGGCTGGCATTTGGCTCATGGCGATGAAGGTAACATGTCTAAGCATGCAGGTATAACAGGCCTTAATTTGGCCAAGAAATGGCATTCTAGCGTGGTTTGTGGGCACTCGCATAGGCAGGGTGCAGTCCGACACCAAACTGGCTTAAACGGCCGTTATTCAACGATTTGGGGTATAGAAGCCGGTCACCTCATGGACATGCGAAAGGCGAGTTATCTAAAATATAATTCAGCCGACTGGAATATGGGCTTCACAGTCCTAAGTTTTGGCAAAAAAGGCCATCAAGTAGAGCTTATACCTGTTAATCACGATGGCTCATTTACCTATAATCGTAGGACTTATGGGGCGTGAAACAGATTATCAGCCCCGCACGATTGATGACCATATCGACGATTTTGAGGATATTAGCGTTATCTAATCGTTATAAAACACGCCGTAAGCGACCTACCAAATACCCTTGATTTAGGCAACACTACATGCAAGGCACAAATTGTGCTACATGTAGGGAGCGACATGAAACTAGCAACAAACAGCAGACAAGCTGCTTTGGAATATGCAGATCGTGGGTGGGCAGTTTTACCATTATTGCCTAAGAAAAAAGATCCACATTTTGATCTATGCCAAAGAGCTTATTTATCAGCTACAACAGACCAAAAACTAATTAACTTTTGGTTTGATTATGACAATAACATCAATATCGGAATTGCTGGATATCAGTCTGGCTTAGTTGTTTTTGATATTGATTACAGAAATGATGGCGAGTTATTGCCAGAGTTTGAGCCAACATACACAGTTCAAACTGGAGATGGACTTCACCTTTATTACAAAGCTGACAAAGCTGATGTTTTTAAGGGTAAGTTATTTGAAGGCATCGATATTAAATGGAAGGGTTATGTTGCAGCAGCACCATCAATTCATCCGTCAGGTGCTACCTATACAGTTATAGACGACAGAGAGCCTGTTGTTGTTCCAAAAATAATAAGGGAGTGGGCAACGAAATGACATTTGAAACAGCAGTTTATTGGATGATTCTGGCAGGTATTGCTGGAATGATTTTTTACTTTATTGATGAATGGCGTTTAGATAAACAATATCAAAATGGTTATTGGGCTGGTAGATCAGCTGGTTGGAAATCTTGCTTGGAACATCAGGCTAAAGTCCAAGCCATGAAGTTGGATCAGGTGTTTGATTATGACAAAAACTGAGGATCTATTAAATGAAGTCATTACTACGATCCAAGAGCGCGGAAGTGTCTATGGACATCCGTACTACAATCACAAAAGAATCGCAGGATTGTGGAGTGCATATCTTGATTTCCCAATCACACCACACCAAGCTGCTTTATGTATGGCGTTGGTCAAGGTTTCTAGGCTTACTGAAACTCCAGATCATTACGACTCAGTTAAAGACTTTGTCGCCTATGGAGCTATCTATAGGACAGTCCTCGAAGCAGTCCAAGACCAAGATTTTGAATGGAAGGAATAATGTTTAACTTAAACGATTACGAAACTGTAGAAAGTAGATTGGACAAATGGCATGACAAATTTCCAGACTCCAGAGTGGAAACAGAGCTTATCGAGGCCTCAAACTCTCGATTCATTGTTTTTGCTAAATTATTCAAAACGGAAGCAGATGCAAAGCCGTGTGCGACTGGGCTTGCTTTTGAGAACATTACGGAAAAGGGTGTTAATAGCACTTCTGCATTGGAGAATTGTGAGACTTCAGCGATCGGTCGTGCGCTCGCAAATGCTGGTTTCGCAGCTAAAGGCAAACGCGCTTCGAGAGAGGAAATGGCTAAGGTAAATAATGCCGAGCCAAACACTTACGAAAAGAAATTACAGGAAAGGCGTTATGGATCAGCAGGGTCAAGATCAGCAGCTGTTGAGGATGCTTTAAGAGCGTCATTTGCAGTTGATAATAAGCAAGATGATCCAGCTTTATGGAATGTTGAACAAGCAGTTGATGCAATTGGTAAGACAACTCCAAAAGAGCCACCAGTTTGCTGCGACAAAGGCCATACGCTTAAACAGGGAATATCCAAATCTGGAAAGCCGTATTATGGCTATGTTTGTAAAGACAAAAACACCGGCCACGCATCTTGGGCTCGAATGACAGCCAATGGAAATTGGTTCTTTGAGGGGGTCGAATAGTGGGCTATATTGCTTTTATAAACGGCCGTGGAGTTCAGGTCGTTATGGATGACAATGGTGTGCATTTAGAGGAATCAATTATCAAATGCGAAGTTTGCGATGATGACCGAATCTTTAAGGATGGCACATGTTTCAAATGTCATGAATTGATCAATTATGACGAATCCAACTAGGTTTAAATGTAATGGTTGCAAACGGGACACAGAGTTTTTATGGCTTGATGCTACCGATATGCCAGATGGTTTCAAGTTATATCAATGTATGGATTGCGGATGTGTAGGAGTTAAGAATGTTGTTGAAGCATTGGATGTTCCTGACTCAGATATTGCTAGATGCGAAAAGTGTGGTATGTGGAAGTTTGCAGCAAAAGCATGCCACACATGCGAATTGATTGGAGCTAAATAATGCCTACATATGAATATAGCTGCAAAGAATGCGGCACTTATGGATCTGTTCATAGGACTTACAAAGAGGATGATGGCGGTATGCGTTGTCCTAAATGTCATATTGACATGACAAGAATCTACTCATCAGTAGGTTTAGTTTTCAAAGGTGACGGATGGGCAGGTAAATCTAAATGAATGGTTTTGATGAGTCTTGGATTGACACCGATGATTTACGGATCACGACATGCCGTCTGACCTGCGGTTTTGTTAGGTAGGTATTGACACATATGATACGCTCTAGGACGCATTCGCCCTCAAGGCGAAAAGGCGAGCCGCGCTGCGGTAAGCTCGCAAGGTGCACGCTAGTTGGGCTCGCTCTATTTGTAGCACAAATTGTAGGCCTTGAAAGAGCTGAATCTCAAACAATAAAAGTTAATACATTAAAGCAAATTACATTCCATAAAATGAATTACAACTTTGAACAGTTTTACTGTTTAGATGAGATTGTATATAAAGAATCAAGATGGAATTACAAAGCCAAGAATCCTAAGTCAAGTGCTTATGGATTATTCCAAGTATTGAAGTCTACAGAAAAAGATCCTATCAAACAGATAGATCAAGGATTGAAATACATAAATCACAGGTATGATGGATGCGCGTGTACTGCGCTCGCACACCATAAGGCTAAGGGTTGGTATTGATGGGTAAGTCAGCATTAAGAGATAGTGGTAGTACTAGGCATTGGCGTAAGATAAGAGAGCGAATACTTAGACGCGATCAATACACATGCAATTACTGTGGACAGGAAGCTGATACTGTCGATCATGTAATACCTAGACGCTTAGGTGGATTAGATACTGATGATAATTTAGTTGCAAGTTGCTCAAGGTGTAATTATTCAAAGGGCGGGGGTTTTTTTGTGCGCAAGAGAACAC